ACTCCTCTTCCTCTTCTGAGTCATCCTCTTCAGATTCAGCATCTCTGTCATCTTCATACTCATCTTCCTCCTCTACATCATCACCACGATCTTCTTCATCATCTTCTACTAAGGAGGTTTCTAATTCTTCAAATTCTTCGTCTAGTTCTTTAGTCATTTTATTTCTCTATCGTTGAGTTACGTAAAACATTGTTATCGTACAATGAGACGAACGTACGTCAAATTACTTAACATTTACCTTTAACAGGTTTGGCGGGTTTACTACCAAAAGGTACAAAAGGTTTCTTGCCAGGTTTAGATACAGGTGCTTTTTTAGCCATTAGTTTTGATTCCAGTTAGTTGTGGTTCGTGTCATCCAAGCGGGTTTACCCAAACTTGAATCTTTGATTGGAAATCCTTTAGGTGTAGAAATCTTCTTCTTTCCTTTATCCTTTTTAGTTTTGGGTTTAACTATCATTTAAAAGCCTCTTGACTTGTATCAGGTTCTACCATATCTTTACTTGATTGTTCAAGTTGACCTGCTTGAGGGACTTCTTGAGGCTGACCAAGACCTTGGGTTGGGGGAGCTGCTTGTTCACCTTCTTGCTGCTCTTCTTGCTTATCACCACTCATCTCCTGTTGTTGTGCTAACTTAAATAGTTGGTCCATGATAGGAGCCAAGCCAGGGTTAGCGGTTATTAAAGCAGCTACATCTGCAGAAGTCTTAATGGATACTGCATCTTTATTGGTAGCATCAGAATTCAGTTTATTAATCTGAGCTTCCATAGTCTCGATCTGTTTCTTGAACTGCAGATCAGCCATCTGCTGCTGCTTCTCAGCTTGATCTTCTCCTGACATCCTCTTTGCAATCTCATTCTTACGCGAAAGAGTAGACATCTTAACAATCTCATCATCTGGGATTTGTACCCCATATTTTCTCATCTCAATAGCTTGTGCAAACTGTGCAGTCTGGAACGTAATCTGTGTTGGAACATCTGCAACAACTACATCATATTTACCAATAGTTACATCATTTATGTAAGTATCATCAGATAGTTTCTTGTTAATAACTAACTGCTCATCTTCTTCATCCTCAGAATCTGAAGTAATAACATACATACGTTCTTCAGTATAGAATTGCTGAATCAGCTTAAGTAACTTACAAGCCAGTATATTCCTTGTTCTGTATAGGTTGTCAATAGGACTAGCCAGTTGTATTGCACTTTGGTGCACACGAGATTGTATAGCAGCCCCGGATACCTCTGGACCTTTACCACCCTGGAATGTTTCACTAACACCACTAATCATTCTTATGAGGTCAATACCAGTAGTAACTAGGTCTTTCAATCCTGTAGGTATTGTATTAGGTTGAATCTTCTCAGGAGGTTTCCTACCTGTCTTATATTCTAATACTAACCCTGTTTGAGAACCAACATCCTCTAAATCCTCTACATCCATGTTAGTAAGGGAGTTCTGCTCTACCATCCACCCAGAATTTGCAGTTGTATTCACTACATGCAATATCTGGGAAAATACTTTATTCAACATTTCTTGAGTAGAGATTAAGTTATCTACCAGTCCAACAGTAACGCCCCTACGGAAATAAGGAAAATAAGGAACGACAGTAAAAGTATCATACGGAGACCAATCATCATGAAGTACAACGTCTCTAGTGGATACTGTCCATCTGACTCTTTGTGAGAGTTTCTTAACGATGTCATATTTATTTGTTTTAGCAACTTTCTTCTTCTCACGTTCATTCATGCCATCCGGTGTTGGGTAGAAATCACCTGTAGCCGTATCATACCAGAACTCTCTAAGTTCAAGTTGTTTGTATTGACGTTCTAGCAATCTTACGTGTTGAGTTTCAGTAGAATCAGTATAATAAGCTGCAAATGTATAGAACTCTGCGAACTTGTTACGTTGTACTTCATATCCATCATCACCCCAATCCCTGTCACTTCCTCCATTATTCCCATAGTACTGTTTTACAGATTCATAAGCTTTCTTACCAAATGTCTGTTTAATCTCATCAAGTGTAATCCACTTAGCTATAACCACATCATCCCATTTATCTGGGTCATAGGATTTAGCATTAGGGTCTGGCATTACATCCATTGGGTCTAGTGTACTTATTTTGATATTACCAAACATATTATCATCGAAATCCATTCGTATATCAAAGTACCCTCTAGATTGTATAATACCATCTGCAAACACTTCAGACTCTGCCCAAGTGTACTTCTGGTCATTTAAGACGTACATAGAAAGCTTAGTTAGAATGTCTGATACATCTTGATCTAAAGCTTCACGGGGCTTATATGCTATATCCATCCTAGATTGAGTTTGGTAGCCTAGTACCGTGTTTACTGTAGAGAAGATTATATTCTCTTCTAACCAAGGTTTACCGGCATCCTGTAGGGTATTACGCATATCATCATTCCATTGTCTGCCACCACCAAGGTAGAAGTTCTCAGCTAATTTAGCTTTACTTTGATAATTTAAGTGACCACGTTGTAGGCCATTTAAATATCTTGCCCACACATTTTGAGCCAACCTTGCATCATCTAAACTGTTTGATTTAAAACCTGCCATTTTTAATTCTCATTTAAGTATTATTCCAAACAGAGTAGTTTGTGTGGATGAAGTCAATTAAGTGTTCTAGGTTAGAAAAATTCTTACTAGATGTTCTAAAACCCTCAGTTGTATACAGAACGTAGTCTGTTACTAAACCTGATTTAATAGTTTTAAGTTGGGTAGAGAATCTAAACCTTATAGGTATCATCTTAGCTAAATGCCAACCCTCATATAGTCTATCTATTTTTAAAGGACGTTGTTTAACTATCATGCTTTTCTCCAATCCCTAGAGTTCATACGTTTGAAACTCTTAAGTCTAGTCTGCATAGCACTCACAGGTTGTACGTAGGTAATGTTAGTGCAGAAGTATCTAAAAGCATCTGCAAAGTCAGAAGACCAATCATGTACCGGCTTCTGTTTAAATTCTTTCTTATCCGAATCCCACTCACGATGATAGTTCTGCAGGGCTTTAAGACCCAGTTCACATTTGGTAGCATCAAAGTTACAAAGTGGAAACAAAGTTCTTACAGCATTAATTCCTTCTTGAATCTCAACCTTATGAACTATATTAACTTCAGTTCCAGCTAATAGCTCTTCTGCTAATTCCCTCAGAGATATTCCAGTACCAAACTCTGTCTTACGAAGATCGTGTGGGAAGTTGTGGGAACTATACACGTATTCTTTATTCTGTAGTTCTTTGACGTATGCAGCAAACTTAAGTCCTCTGTTATGATATAGATCAATAACATTGAACATTCTATCAATCCTTTGTACAAACCAAATTGCACAGTTGTCTGTCACCCCTATGTCCCAATAAGTCTCTACAGGATATGCAGGATTATAAGGAACAGTTGTGATTCTTCCATCCTTCTCAGCTTTTTCAACCTCTGCTAGATAATAAAATCCTTGAGCATTGGCAGTAAATGAATTATAAAACTCCTGCTGAATCATTTCTTCAGGCATCCCTGCTCTTCTCTCATCTTCAATAACTTCATCACTTACATACCTTTCTCCATTAGGGTCTAGCGATTGCTCTACAGTAATGTTCTGTACATACCATTTAGGGTCTTTAAGAGCACTTTGATACATCTCATGGAAATGATTCTTTCCATTAGTAGATGAGTTAAATACAGCCCATCCACCATTCTCGGCTAAGATAGGTCTTATAACATCCCAAGCCATTGGATTCTGGAAGGCATATTCAGAAAACGCACAGCCCACAGGATTAGAGCCACGAACTTTATCAAACTTATCAGTACCAATAATCTGTATAATCGACCCATTAATAAGTTCAATCTTCATATCTGTTGAGTTTTGTTTCTTTATCAAAGGTGCTGGTATGTGCTCTAGGAACTTATATCCTGAGCCATCCATGCCTTCCCATATAACTCTTCGTCCTTGAGCAAACTCTGGAAACAAATAATAGTATGTACCTTTTCTTTCAAAACTCTTCTTTATTGTTAAGTTGAAAAGAGTCTTATCCTTACCTGCTCGTCTATGATATACAACTACAGCTCTTTTAAAGTTGCCATCCATAGCCTTAAGTAGTTCAAATTGATAAGGTCTAGGGGTAAAATTATAAGGTATCGTTATCTGGCTAGCCATACTTATAGGGCAGCTACTGGAATGATAATACTACGTTCGTAAATTCTTGGAGTAGAATTACTGGTAGTGATTACATTGGTAATTAATATTACAGTAGCGGTAGAGGGTATAGTAGAAACAAATACTGTAGAGGACTTGAAGGTGTGAGTATCATCTGCTAAAGTAACACCGACAGTATCACAAGACCAGTTGGATGAAGTAATAATCTCTGCTGTTTCAAGCAAGGATAAGGTGAAGGTAACTTTCCATACTACAGACCCATCTGTAACTTTGTTACCCGACGTGGTAGTCCATGTACTCCAAGTAGGCTCTGTAGCCCCCGTAATCCCCGGTACAACGCAAACTAAGACTACCCCTATGTCTATAGATGGTACAACACGATCACCAACACGATAAACTTTAACGGCCTCCCATTCGGAATCTCCCCATAGGATTGTGTAGTCACAAGTCTCATTAACATCTTGCGGAGTCACCATAGATACAGGTGAAGTTAAGTCAGGTGTGTATGCTATCATTAATTATCCTCTGATTCAATGAATACAATATTATCCATCTCGATGATAGTAACTTGTATCTCTTTCCCTTCTACATAGATTGTTCTATCTGAAAGGATTACTTCAATTTTA